GTTTGTATGTCGGGTAAATCATCGTCCTGCGTCCTTTCGTGGTCGTCCACCCTTGCGCCTGCTGGCTTGCCAAGCGTCAAGCGTGGCCTGAGTGAAGATGAGCGTCTTGCCGATCTTGGCATCGGCCCGTAGTGTGCCTAGCTTGTAGATGTGTTTGCGTAGTGTGGACACGCTACACATGCAATACTGCGCAGCGCTTTGGATGCCGTGGATCATGCTACACCGCCTTCAATCCATTTCGGCAGGTGGCACGGATGAGCGTAAATCGTGATGCCGCAGTCCTTACCGCAGAAGTACGCCCGCTCGACAATCAGGATGTCGGGCGTCAGTGCAACCTTGCGCCCTTCTGCAGGGTTGTTCCACGGTGAAAAGCTAGGCAGGCGCTCGTGATGGCCGTCGCTGCGTACAGCCTCGTAGAAGTTGCGAGTGCCGCCCGACCAGTTGGTATCGTAGAAGGAAACGGTGTCGGTGAACTCGACGGTGAACTTGCGGCCCTTGTACTCAGGGAACGTCTTGGATACAATGGGCTTGGCCTGGGCGGTGGTGATCTTGACGGTTTGGCGTGTCATGTTATGCCTCCGAGATTACTGCTACAAAGTAGCTGGTCTTGGGCCAAGCGGCCCAGGCGTCTTGCCCGTAAACATGGGCGCTGATGCCAGCGGCGGTCAGTTCGGCGGCTACCTTCGCGGCCCACTTGTCAGCGGTGTTGCCGTGAGTGTAAAAATAGCTGCGCTTGGCGCTCAGGCTGCCGTTCTTGTGGGCGATGACGGTATCGGGATTGACGTTGGTCTGGTTGGCTAGTGCTTGCTTGACTGACTTCTGAAACGGTGTCATGGTAGGCTCCTTGTGCAAGTTGGTTAACTTATCTAACTACAAACAGTATAGCACACGTTATACCGTTTGTCAATATCCAATATGCCGTTTTTCAAGGTGAATTTTCGCAATGACTGACATCACGTGGACGCCAACAACAATCCCGCTGCGTGCCTTGACGCCGTGGGAGCGCAACCCAAAGCGCATCTCGAAGACGCACGCGGCGCGGCTGCTGGAACTGTGGGAGCGGCTAGGCCAATTCCAGACCATCGCCATTGGCCCGGCTGGCGAAGTCTATGACGGCCACCAGCGGCTATCCGTGCTGAAGGCTGCGCACGGTGGCAAGTACGAAGTCCAGGCGCTGCAATCGTCGCGGGCGCTGACCGAGAAGGAGCGCGAGGAGTTGACCGTGGCCGCGCACGTTGGCACTACAGGCCAGTTTAACTGGGAAGACCTGTCCGGCTGGGACGCTGGCGACTTGCAACAGTGGGGGTTTGACACTGAGACGCTGGCGGGTTGGAACATGGACGCTACGAACCTGCGCGAGATGATTAACTCGGCGCTGCCAGAGATGACGCCTGAGGAAGCATGGCAGGGGATGCCGGAATTTACGCAAGCCGATAAGACTAGCTACCAGTCAATCCACGTTCACTTCAAAAGCGCAGAGGAAGTCAAAGAGTTTGGAGAGCTAATCGGACAATCCTTAACCGACAAGACGCGTTCTATTTGGTACACAGAGCGTGAAAAAATGGTTGACATGAGGGAGAGTTATGTCGAAGGTTCCTAGATACCCCGTTTTTGTACCGACTAAAGGGAGATGGGAAAGTCGGTTAACTATCAAGATGTTTGAGCGTATCGGGGTGCCGTACCACGCGGTAATCGAGCCGCAGCAATACGATCAATATGCTACGGTTGTCGATCCGTCTAGGCTGATTGTATTGCCACATAGCGACAAGGGACTGGTTGTTACCCGTAACTGGATCTGGGATTATGCTCAGTCGTTAGGCGTGGAGCGGTTTTGGACGTTTGACGATAACATAGAGGATATATGGCGCTGGCATAAAAATAGCAAGGTGCGCGTCTATTCTCCTGCTCCGTTATGCGCTATTGAGGATTGGACAGACAGATATGTAAACGTCCCAATCGCAGGAATGAACTATTTCATGTTCATAAAGGCGCGTTACCCCGATGTACCTATCAGGCTTAATACTCGTGTCTATTCAAATATGCTGATAGAGACGGGTGCGCCATATCGTAACCGGGGCTTCTATAACGACGATACAGACCTATGCTTACAGGTACTAGCTAACGGTCTGTGTACAGCACTATTCAATGCTTTTCTTGTGAAAAAGGTTGTGACGATGACATTATCGGGAGGTATGACACCGCACTATCAGGGAGACGGACGTTATAAGATGGCGAAAGAGTTACAGGATAGATGGCCCGATTTAACGAAGATCACTTATAAATGGGGGCGCTATCAGCACCAAGTTGACTATCGCCCATTCAAGAATAACCGTCTTCGTCTCAAGCCCGGCGTCGTCATTCCCGAAGGCGTGGACAATTACGGCATGGTGCTAGTAAAGCGAGACGACAATGGCAAGTAGAACCGGACGCACGCCAGCCGTGATTGATTGGGATACCGTGGGCAAGCTGCTGGAGGCTGATTGCAAGACGGTGGACATTGCGCGGCAGCTTGGCGTCTCCGAGATGACATTGTATCGGCGGTGCAAGGCCGATCTCAATGTTAGTTATGTGACGTTTTCCCAACAAAAGAAAATGCTCGGTGACAACCTGCTGCGCGCCAAGCAATACCAGACGGCCATGAGCGGCAACGTCACGATGCAGATTTGGCTTGGCAAGCAACGGCTGGGCCAGACTGACAAGCTGGAGCATCAAGGCAAGGACGGCGGGCCTTTTGTGCTGCGTGTCGAATATGTCAACAAACGCACTGACAATAACGCTACCGATACCGCATGAGCATCAAGCCCGGTTCATGGACAGCACGGCCAAGCGTAAGGTTATCCGTGCGGGCCGGCGCGGTGGCAAGACGGTTGGCATGAGCATCTTTGCCGTGGAGCGGTTCCTTGCGGGCCATCGGGTGCTGTACGCTGCGCCAACCGCTGAGCAGCTTGACACGTTCTGGCGCAACGTCAAGGCGGCGCTGAAGGAACCTATCGACGCCGGGCTGTTCCGCAAGAACGAGACGGAGCACTATATCGAGTTGGAAGGTACAGAGCAGCGCATACGGGCAAAGACAGCATGGAACGCCGATACCCTACGTGGCGACTATGCTGACGTTTTGATCCTGGACGAATGGCAGCTAATGAATGAGGAAGCCTGGGACAGGGTAGGCGCGCCGATGCTGCTAGACAATGACGGCGATGCGGTATTTATCTACACGCCTCCAAGCCTGCAATCTCGCAGCGCCAGCAAGGCACGAGACCCGCAACACGCAGCGAAGTTGTTCAAGCGGGCAGCGGCGAACCCCTCCGGCAGGTGGGCAACGTTCCACTTCAAGAGCGTTGACAACCCGTACATTTCCACGGCTGCGCTATCCGAGATTTCGACCGACATGACGGCGCTGGCCTACCGGCAAGAGATCATGGCCGAGGACGTAGACGAAGCGCCCGGCGCACTGTGGACAAGAGCGGCCATCGAGGCGGGCCGTGTGTTGAAAGCGCCCGACTGTGAGCAGGTCGTGGTGGGTGTTGACCCGACAGCCACCAGCACAGGCGACGAGGCGGGCATTGTGACGGCTGGGCGCAACGGCGAACACTTCTACATACTGGCCGATGACAGCACACAGGGCAGTCCTGAGCAATGGGCGCGGGCCGCTGTGACTGCGTATCACCGCCATAGCGCCGATGCCATCATAGCAGAAAGCAACAACGGCGGTGAGATGGTTGCCTCTGTCATTGCGCAGGTAGACAGCGCCGTGCCTGTGCGGCTGGTTCACGCAAGCCGTGGTAAAATGACAAGGGCCGAGCCTATCGCCGTAATCTACGAACAAGGGCGCGGCCATCACGTTGGCAGCTTCCCGGCGCTGGAAGATGAGCAGTGCTTGTGGGTTCCTGGCGACCCGTCACCAAACCGTATGGACGCGCTCGTTTGGGCCGCAACGCAGATTATGCTACGCGGCGGCGGGCCAATCCAGCAAGGGACACTCCCCGCCAAACTGCGGGACTGGGTAGGCTTATGACAGCACTAAAGGACAGGATCATGGCAGCATATCGAGCATTTTGGACGCCAACCCTTGCAAACAGCGCCTACGCCAGCCAAAGGCTTCAGCGGTATGATTTTGCTTGGCAATTCTATACCAACCAAATCTATAACCAGCTTTCAACCTACCTGGCTGCGACGTATCCGAGCGGCTCGCAGCTCTACCGGTACACCAAGGGACTTCGCAACCCGGTGCCGGCGTGGTGCGAGTTCTACGTCACGAACACCTGGGGCGGGGTGTTGGACCTGGATGCAGGCGACGGCAAAGAGAAACCATCGGCGCTGCCCATCATCACCGACAATGAAGCGCTGCGCCCTGCTATCGCCAAGCTGT